TCAAATACAAGAAGTTAAGCATAAATATATTATATAAAAAATATTCAATGTCCAATTTAACTACTGATAATAAAAATATTGAAAATTATATTGAAGATTTTATTCAAGAAAATATTCAAGATAATAAAAATATTGAAAATTATATTGAAAATTTTATTCAAGAAAATCAGCATGAGTCAATTGGACTCTTAAGTAGATTTGGAGATATTACTATTGGTGAACTTCAATATATATGTCAAAACTTTTTTAATTGTTTGCGTAAATTTGATAATGAAAAAATATTAGATGAATATTTAAAAATATCTACAGAATCAACAAAAATTGAGTTATTTGAAAAAATTTTTAAAATTTATGCTTTTTTATCCATAAATAATTTAGGAAAGAAACCATATTATGGAAGATATCCTAGAGTTCCAGTGGATTTTCGCACAGGAAGTGAATATGATTATGATGATGATGAGGATGATTTATTAGTAATTCCAAATGAAGATAATAATTTTCTTTTATCTTCATCTGATGGTAAGAATATGATGAGAATAATGTTGAGATTGAAAAATATACACGTATTATCAAAATTATCTGAAGATTTTTTTTAATTTATATAATAAAAATATTTGTATAGAAATAATATTAAAAAAATATTATTATATAATAATAATGATATTTCTATACAAATTTTTTTTAATATTTATTTTTCAAAATTTTATTTATGGAAATACATTTAATTTATATGTATTAAAATTAGTAAAAAATAAATATTATATTGGTAAAACTAATAAAAATGTTCAAGATAGATTTATTGAACATAAAAATGGTTTTGGTTCACATTGGACAAAATTATATAAACCCATTAAAATAATAGAAATAATTATAACTGAAGATAAATTTAATGAAGATAAATATACTAAAAAATATATGGATTTATATGGAATTCAAAATGTAAGAGGTGGTTCATATACAAAAATAATTTTAGATGATTGGCAAATAAAATCTTTACATCATGAACTAAAACATTCAAATAATTTATGTTATAAATGTGGAAATTTTGGTCATTATGCTTCTAGTTGTAAAAATAAAAAAGTTTTCTAAAAATAATTTATTTTTAAAATTCTAAAAAAATTTACAAAATTTAATAATTTATATAATTCTATAATACATTTAATATTAAGTAATGAATTTAATCAAACAATAAATAATTTATATAATTCTATAATACATTTAATATTAAGTAATGAATTTAATCAAACAATAAATAATTTACTAAATTCAATAATATATTTAATGTTAGATGAACATTAAAATAAAAGTATAGATAATTTACCTCATTCTATTATATATGTTAAATTAGATAGTTATTTTAATTAAATAATAAATAAATTTGCCTAATTTTATAATAAAATTAAAATTATGTACATTTTTAATTAAAAATTTGTCCTAGTTTATTAACAGATTTAAAAATAAATTATTAATTAAATAAAAATGTTTGGAATTTATCACCATTATTAAAATAAATAAGAATATCAATAAATAATAGTAATATAATTCAAATAACAAAAATAACAAATATTAAAAAATGTCATAATTATAAAATTATTAAATTCTAATATATTTATTTAATAATAAACGTATTTTTAGTGATAAATTTAGGATGATATTAAATATAAATTATTAATTAAATTTTATAATATAATTATTATTAAGTTTAAAAATAAAATTAATATCAAAATTAATTAATATAAGTTATAATTTTGGATGGTATTAAATATAAATTTATTTAATTATTTATTATATAATCAATTTGGAGGGAAAAATAATAATGAATCAAAATGGGAAACATTCTCACATAATGGTGTTTTATTTCCAGATCCATATATTCCACATAAAATTCCATTAATATATGATAAAAAAGAAATTATATTAAAACCAAATTCAGAAGAATATGCAACAATATATTCAAAATTTATTGATAGTGATTATGTAAAAAATAAAAGTTTTAATAAAAATTTTTTTAATGATTGGATTAAGATACTTAAATCAGATAAACATAATGAAATAAAAAATTTTGAATTATGTGATTTTTCATTAATTTTAAAATATATATTAGAATATAAAGAAGCAAAAAAAAATATAAGTAAAGAAGAAAAAGAAAAAGAAAAAGAAAAAAAAGACAAATTTGAACAAAAATTTAAAATTGCATATATAAATGGAAAAGAACAACCAACAGGAAATTTTAGAATTGAACCTCCAGGAATATTTTTAGGTAGAGGTTGTCATCCTAAAGCAGGTAAAATTAAAAAAAGAATTTTTCCAGAAGATATTATAATTAATATTGATAAAAATTCTCCAATACCACCTATGCCAAAATTTTATTCAAATCATAAATGGAAAAAAATTATACATGATAATACATTAGAATGGTTAGCAAGTTGGAAAGATAATATTACAGGAAAAATTAAATATGTTTGGTTAGGTGCAAAATCAGATTTTAAAGCAAAATCTGATGAAAATAAATTTAATACTGCAAGAAAATTAGGAAATAATATTATAGAAATCAGAAGAACTAATTTCCATAATATTATTTCAGATAATGTTGATAATAAAACAAAACAATTAGCATGTGCATTATATTTAATTGATAATTTGGCTTTAAGAGTTGGTAATGAAAAAGGAGATGATGAAGCAGATACTGTTGGTGTTTGTTCTTTAAGAATTGAACATATAAAATTACTTGATAATGATAAAATATCATTAGATTTCTTAGGTAAAGATTCTGTGCGATATGTTAATACTGTTAAAATTAATCCAGATGTTTATAATGTATTATTAAAATTTATTAATAATAAATCAAAATCAGATGAATTATTTGATTTAATTAATCCTCAATTATTAAATCAATATCTTGGTGAAATGATGGAAGGTTTAACAGCAAAAGTATTTAGAACATATAATGCTTCAAAATTATTTCAACATGAATTAGAAGAAATAAATAGAAAAATAGAAAAATCTAATTTTGATGAATCATCTAAAATTAATTTAATTTTAGATATGTATAATAAAGCAAATATTAAAGTTGCAATATTATGTAATCATCAAAAAAATATATCAAAATCATTTAATGAACAATTATATAAGATTAAAAATAGACTTGAAGAACTTAAAAATACAAAAAAAGAGTTAGAAACAGAAAAAGAATCTTTAAAAAAAGATGATAAAAATTATAAAGATAAAATAAAAAAAATAAATGAAAAAATAAATAAAATTAAAATAAAAATTACAGAAACAGATAACAAAAAAAATTTAAAAATGGAATTAAAAAATTTATCACTTACAACTTCAAAAACTAATTATATTGATCCAAGAATTACTATTGCTTTTTTTGCCAAACATAAATTACCATTAGAAAAAATTTTTTCTCAAACATTGATTGATAAATTCTTTTGGGCTATGGATGTACAAAAAGATTGGATATTTTAATTATATAATACTATTAAAAGTTGTTTCAGATTTTGATTTACTTTTAGAATCAGAACATGAATAATGACAAGAACATGAACAAGAATTTGAATTTGAACTTGAACTTGAACTTGAACTTGAACATATTTTAGGTTTACAATTATCAGGAAATAATTTTATTGTACCAGATATTAATTTTTCATTTTTATTAATACTGAATGAATACATTAAATAACCATTATTAAAATAAAATTGATTAATACCAATATTATTATTAAAATTTAAATCACAATTAATTGAATTTGGATACATTGTTTCTATAATACCTGTTTCTTTATTAATAAAACCTAAAAAATTTTCTACAGTTATTTTATCACCACATTTTGTTTTAATACAAATACTAAAAGTATAATTATTTATTTTTTCTATTTTAACATATTTATATGTTTTTTTTGTTTTAATTTTCAAATTTAACAAATCTTGAGTAGTAATCAATCCTTTTCCTTTCCATTCACCATTATAAATTTTAAATATACTTTGAATATTAAGAAAATCAAATAACATATATAATATTATTTCATATAAAATTTATATTTATAGGAGGAAAATTAAAATATTATTTTATATAAAATAATATAATATTAATATATTTTAATAATTATATTATACTTTTTCACTAAATAATGAATACCAAAAATAATAAAATTTTTACACTTTAATAAATTTTTTATAATTTATTAAGATAACTTTATTATTATATTTTTCTTTGTTTTTATTTAAAGTTATTTGCTTGTATAAATAATTAAAATATTTTTCTAAATAATTTTTAATCAATGATTAATAAAAAAATTTATAAATTAAAGATTTTTACATATTTTTATAAATATAGAAATTTATAAAAATTGAAATTTAAAAAACTTGATTATTCTATTATTTTATATAATAAACACAATTTATAAATAAATCATCTAATATAATAAATATGATTAATAATAACTTTACAATTTGTATTTCAAATGGTCAAATAATAAATTATGATTATGAGTTTAATTCTTATTATGATTATGAAAAATTTACAGGAATGAATATAATAATTCATGATAGTGAACAATCTTCTGAATTATTTACTTATTTATTGCAAACAAGTTGTAAAAAGATAATAGTTCTTGATATATTAAATAAAATATCAGGAAAAATTAATAGAATATATGATGGAGGTTTTATTGAAACATTATTTTGTAAAAAATCAGAATATAGATTAGATATATATAAATCATTTTTAGATAATTATTTGAATAAAAATTTTAAAAAAGAAAAAGCTTATTATAAATTAAACTTGAATTTTATTGAAAATATTGATTTACAAGAATTACATATTAATAATATAGAAAATTTAAAATCAGATCTTGATGCTGATAAAATAAATGCAAAAAGATATTTTTTATTGTGTAATCTGCTTAGTCTTTATAAATTAATAGATATTAATCCTGAAAACTTTCTTGAAAATTGCTATTTTTCTTTTATTTAATAATTATATCTTTATAATAATGCAATAAATTAACAATATATGAATATACTATTTTATAAAAATCTTTACATAAATTAATTTCATCAATATTTTCCATAAAATTATATTCAAGTTCTGTTAATCTATTTAAATAACATCTATCAATATATTTTTACTTATTTATAATTCAAATTTATTTTTGATTTATAAAATTTTTTATCTTTATGGTGCAATTTATATTATTTTTGTTGTATATATTTATTTTATTTATATGAAATAATTTTATTTTTTATTTCCAAATTTTTTACCACATTTATCACAATTATAATAATTAAATTTTGGTACACAAAATATTTCAATAATTATATTTATACTAATAAGTAAAAACTAATAATAACCCTTTCTTTATATAAAAAAATTAGACATCAGTTTGTTTAAAATTATTTATTTATCATTAATAAAATATATAACACATTTATAAATTTGTATCTATATATTAATATTAAATAAATATTATAATTATTTTTGATTTATTATTTTTGAATTATTTTATTAAGAGTAAAAAAATCATTATTTCTTAATGTATAAATAATTTTTACATATTAATAATAATTTAAATATGATTTAAAATATCTTTTATTATATTTGTTATTGTTAATCTATTTATCATTAATATATTATTATTTTTAATATTATAAATAAATATATTTATTTTTTTGTATAAAATTATTAATTAATTTTTTGTTTATGAAATTATTATAATTTAATTCAAACATATTTATAATTTAATTCAAGCATATTTATAATATAAATAATTTCCATTAATTATTATTTTTATCTTTTTTTATATTATATATATTTTATATATATAATATAATATGGTTGGAACATATGTTGCAGAAGCGGTTGGTTCTTTTATTTTTTTTGCTATTATTTTAACAATAGGAGAACCTGTTATGATTGCAGTTGGTTTATTAGTTGGTATTCTTGTTGCTTCTATAGCTTCACAAGGACATTTAAATCCATGTGTTACAGGTATAGTTTATATGAAAGGTAAAATAAGTGGAGATGAAGCAATTTGTTATATTGCAGCACAATCAATTGCAGCAATATTAGCAGTTCAATGGTATAATTTATATTCATCAACATTAAATAAAAAAATTATTTAATATTTGAAATTTGAAATTAGTAAAATTAAATATAATCAAATAATATATTTAATAAATTATTTAACTAAATTTCAATTTATTTTTATAAATAATATAAGAATAATTTATAAAAATATTTTTATTTATTATATAATTTAAAGCATTTTTATCTAATACAATATAAAGATCAATATTTGTATTTGTTGAATAATTAATAATATTGTTATTGTATATATTTTCAATTATTTTTAATGATTTGTTATTATTTACAATTCCCAATATAACATCTTTATTAATTTTATTATTATTAATTTTTAAATAAATATCTTTAATATATTTATTTAATTTATCTGAAAATTTTATTTTATTTATTGATAGTATGTTATTTTTTGAAGGAATATTTAAAACTAATTCTAAATTATTGTTATTTTTTGTTATTAAACTTATATCTTGAAAAATTTTATATTTAATTTCATTATCATAAATATTATAATTTTCATTATTAATGTTTTCTATTAAACATGTATTTTGTTTTTTAGTTATTATTTCATGTATTACTTTTCTATTTAATGATTCTAAATCATAATTAAAATTTAAATCCAAATTACAATCTAAATTTAAATTTAAATTTTTATTAATTTTTTCATGGTATAAATTAAATTCATTAAAAGTTTCTTTAATTAAAAGATTTTCTAACATTGTATAATCTATTGTAATTATAAAATACACAAATACTTTTTTTTAAATTATATTAAAATTATTTTATCCTACAATTAAATATAATTTTATATTTCAAAATATTTAGTCTTATATTTAATTATTCCAAATCCAATTTTTATATAGATTTGCTAATTTAAATAATTCTTTTTTTTTATCACTATTAAAATTATTTAATCTTGAAACTGCAGACGAAGTTGCATATATTTTTTTAAATTCCTTAGAATATTTTGAAACATGAGACCAATATAATCCATCAATAATTTCATTCCATTTATAATTTTTATTATTAATATTTACAGAAATTGAAGATTTATAATCTGACATTTTCATTAAATAATTTGAACTGCAAAAATATGGTCTTGTCATCATGTGTGCAGAATCATTTAATTTTCCAAAACATAACATTCCATATATATTTGGTATCATAAATACATCATATGCATCAATATACATTGTTTGAAACCAATTATATATTTCTTCAGGATTAATTTCTATTAATATTAAAAAATTACCAATACCCATTAATCTTTCAATATGATGAGAATAACCATTTGATGTTACATTTTTTAATATATTATCAATTGGTGGAATTTGTGTTGAACATTTCCATATATTTTTTGGAATTTTTCTGTTTGATTTATATAATGAATTAGATTTCAAATAATTACTATATAAATCATATGTAAAATAACAATATTCTCTCCATCCTATAAGTTGACGTATAAAACCTTCTTTTGATGCAATATTTTTTTTATATTGAATAATATATTTTATTATATCTTGTGATGTAATTAAACCTATATTTGTTAATGGTGATAAAACAGAATGATAGCCAAATTTAATTTTTGAACTTAATGCATCTTCATATTTTCCAAATTTATCTAATTTTGTTTTTATAAAATATTCTAACCATTCAATACTTTCTTTTCTATTAATTGGATAAATAAACTGATTTATATTAATTTGTCCATAATTATTAGAAAAATTTGTTTCAATATATTTTATTGCTTCTTGTAAATATTCTTCTCTTTTTTTTGAAGAAAAATTTAAAATTTTAGGTTCTATTTCTGTTTTTTCAAATGGTTTTCTATTTTCTGTATCAAATGACCATTTAAATCCTTCTGGAATATATTTATCCTCAGATTTTTTTACCATTATATTATATTTTATTCGTTGTGATTTATAAAATAAATCATGTCTTAAACTTGATAACTCATTATTAATTGTTTTATTAATATTAAAATTTGTGGAATTTAAAAAATATGGAGTTGGAAATAATAATTTTTCAACTGAATATGTTAATTTATTTGTATTTATTATATTAATTAATTCCTTTTCAATTGGATTAAAAAATCTTATTTGATCTATTGCATTTAATTTATAATATTTATCTAATAATTCTAATTCATCATATCCAATATATTTTTTTTTATGTTTTTTTTCTATTAAATCAAAATAATTATTCATTGTTGCTCTATGTAATACTAATTTATTTTTATTATATAAGAATTTTGTAAAAAAATATGGATGTTCTAATAAAATTATATGAGTATTTTTAATTTTAATGTTATTTTCTGTGTAATTTAAAATTTTATCAATATATTGAGTAGGAAATAATTGAGTGGGAAATAATATTAATAATATATTTGACATTTAATTAATATTATAAAATAAAAAATAAAAAAAAATATTATTTAATAGTTTATAATAATAATATAATTTAGAGCGGTGCGTATTTTAAATGCTGGTTTTAATGACTATAATATTTACCTTTGTTTGATTTACTTTTTTTAAATCAGACAAAGGTAAATATTATATACATTAAAAATAAAAAAAATATGATTTAGAAAATTAATTTTTATAATGAAATTTTTCCAAATCTTTTAATAAATTTTTGTAATAAATATTAAAAATTTGAGGACATATTTTTATTCATTTTTTTAAAGCTTTCATTAATTTCTTATCAAAAGAACTACAATTTTGATAATTGTGATAATTATAATAACTTAAATCATTATCATTTTTATAAATTGTGTAAAGTAATTTAACAAAATTATTTTTACATAAATTAATTTTATCATTATACAAATAAATTGAATATTTATTTTGATCCTTATTGAGTAATTCTTTTCTATGTGAAAACATTATTAATTTTATTCTATTATTAACACCATGTTTATTTTGAATAGTTGAATAATTCTCATTAATAAATTTTTCAAAATTATCAATTTCATCTTTAATTATTATATTACATAATGAACAAAATATTTTATCACTAAATTTTAAATATATTTTTTTACAATTTCTACAAGAATTTTTATAAATGTCATACTCATTTAATAAATAAGCATTCCATAAAGGATATTTAGTTCTTATAAAACAATGTAAATTTATATAATCTTTATAATTAACTATTTGTTCTATTGGTATCTCTTCAATTAAATAATTTTCCATTTTATATTTATAATTTCCTTAATATAATATATTATCTTAATTATTTTAAATTTTTATTGAGTATTTTTAAATAAATATTTTTAATATTTAATTAATAATTACTTCATAATATACTTAAATTATTAGTATTATAATATACTTAATTTAATATTAGTTTTAATGTACTTTATATAATACTTTTTAATATATTGTAAAAAAAAATGAAAAAATATCATTATGATATAGTTTATTTTAATAATATAATTCAAATAATGACAACAAATACATGGGAAATTGTTACAAATAATAAAAAACAATCTAAAATTATAGAACCAGTTAAATTTGATCCTATACCTTCAAGACAAAAACAAAATATAATTGATAAAAAAATAAAAGAAGATGAACTATTAAAAAATAAATTATCTACAAACAATAATTCAAATATATTAAATAAAAATCAAGATTGGGAAACTGTATCATTAAGTAAACCATTAAAACCAATAAAAAATTCTACACCAAAACAAATAAATCACCAATCATCAATTAAAATGAATGAAACAGGTGATATTGTTAAAATAACAAAAGTTTCTAAAGAAATGAGTGATCAAATAATAAATGCAAGAATTGCTAAAAAATGGTCTCAAAAAGATTTAGCAATACAATCAAATATTGATGTTAAATTAATAAATGATATTGAGAAAGGAAATTCTCTCTATAATGCAAATATATTTAATATATTATGTAAAAAACTTGGTGTTAAAATTAAAAGAAATTGTGATGTTCTATAAATATTTTTTTTATTAAAAAAATTGAAATTCTAAATATTTGAAGTCTCTATTGTTTGATAAACCCTATTCTAAGAATAATAAACAATGAATCAACAACTTGAAAATTTTGTATTATCGTGCATTCCACCTACAAAAGATCCAAATGCAAGTTATAGAAGAAGTCATATGAAGTCTTTTTTAGAATCTTTTTTACCATCTGAAGTTCTTGAATATAATGTTGAATACAACTTTCATGAAGTTATGTCAGATGGAGACTGTTTTTTTCATACTGTGATTAAGTTTTTTTCATTGATTGGAATTGTTAATTTTACTTACAATGGAAAGAAATTAGAAGAAATTCTTAATGAAGATCAACAAATTGAATATGTTAATATATTGACAACAATTAAAGAACTATGTATTAATTCATGCAAAGAATTTATTGGTGAAACTAATTTTTCTCTTGATAATCAACTCCCTGAATATGAATTATTATGCAAGTGTTTAGCAGATTATTATAATCTACATGTTATTGTAATTAATTATGATTTTTTCAGAATTGAAAATAATTCGGAAAAATTAAATAGAATTTATTCATTTAAACCTGCAGACACAAATGTTCAAGATTGTATGTTTGCAATTGTAAATGCAAGTCATTTTACATTGATACAACCTGAATTAGTTGATAAAAATATTAATCAAACAAGTGATCAATCTAGTTTTAGACTCTTTATTGCAGATCATATCATTGAAAAGGCAAAAGAAATTGGCATTTTTTTCTAATCATATCATTGAAAAGGCAAAAGAAATTGGCATTTTTTCTAATCATGATCTTTAATTTTGGTAAATTGAATAATAAAGTGTTCAATTAACTAAATATATTTTAGAAATTATTAAATAATAGTGTAAACAAAATTTTTATAAAAAATTGAATAATAATATTGTTTGAATAATTTATTTATTATAAATAACAGATGATAAATAATAAAGATAAAATGACAGAAGAAGAAATATTTGAATACTGGAATTCTAATAATATTATGTTCAAGTCTTTAGAATTAAATAAATCTAAACCAAAATTTGTATTTTATGATGGACCTCCATTTATGACAGGATTACCACATTATGGACATATATTAGCTGGTTTAATTAAAGATTCTATATTAAGATATAATCAGAATAAAAATTCTGGAATGTTTGTACCAAGATTTGCTGGTTCAGATTGTATAGCAGAAGGGACATTAATTAATTTGCCAAATAATAAAAAAATACCAATTGAAAAATTATATTTAAAAGAATATCAATCAGTTTTAACAGTAAATATTAAATTACGAATATTAGAAGATGGAAAAAAAACTGCATTTATAATAAAAGGTGAAAAAAAATGTATTCAATTAGAATTTTCAGATGGTTCTATATTAATTTGTACAAATGACCATAGAATATTAACATTAAAAGGATGGATTACAGCAAATAAAATAACACCAATAATGAAAATATTTGCAGTTAATAATAATGAAAAAATTACTAAATTAATATTTGTAAATTTAGTTAAAAAAAAATATGTTGGATTAAAAAATGTGTATGATATCACTGTTGAACATACACATAATTTTATTGCAAATAATATTGTAGTACATAATTGTCACGGATTACCAATTGAATATGAAATTGAAAAAGAATTAGGTATAAAAACAACTCAACAAGTTGAAGAATATGGAATTAAAAATTACAATGAATCATGTAAAAATATTGTAATGAAATATGCATCTGAATGGGAAAATCAAATGGGAAGATTAGGAAGATGGATTGATTTTAAAAATGATTATAAAACAATGGATAAAAATTTTATGAATTCTGTTTGGTGGGTATTTAAAACATTATATGAAAAAAATAGAGTATATGAAGGAGTTAAAATAATGGGATATTCTACATCATGTGGAACTCCATTATCTAATTTTGAAATTCAACAAAATTATCAAGAAATTCAAGATGATTCATTATTTATTAAATTACCAATTTTAATAACAAACTCAAAAAATATTAAATTTTCTGATACATATATATTAGTATGGACAACAACTCCATGGACACTTCCATCAAATTATGCATTATGTGTTAATAATAATATTGATTATGTGTTAATTGAATTAGAAGGTAATAAATATATTTGTGGAGAAAAATTAATCTCAAATGTATTTGCAAAAAAAAATCCCATTATTTTAGAAAAAATAAAAGGAACGGATTTAATTGGTCTGGAATATATTCCACCATTTCAATTTAATACATTTGTTAATAAATATAATATTATTTCTGGTGATTTTGTTACAGATACTGATGGTACAGGAATTGTTCATTGTTTTGACCCAGAAACACCTGTATTAATGTATGATTATACAGTAAAAAAAATTAAAGATATTAAAATTAGTGATAAAGTTTGGGGTGATGATAATAAACCAAGAAATGTTATAGGTTTAATACCTAAAACAAATGGTGATATGTATGATATAGAACAAAATAATGGAGTTAAATATTCAGTAAATGAAAATCATATTTTGGTATTAAAAGTATCAAATGTTTCACCTACAATTAAAAAAATTAATAATAAATATTGTATAGATATAATAAAACGTTGTGATAATATTAATTGTCAAAACAATTGCAAGGGATTTAAAAAAATATTTTTTAAAAAATTTAATACTTATGAAGAAGCAATTCAAGAAAAAAATAATATACAAAAAAGTAATAATCCTACTATTGTTAAGAATAATGATATATTTGAAATGACAGTATTAGAATACTTAAATATTTGTACTAAGGATTGTCAACAAAGATTAAGAGGTTTTAAATCTAATTATTCAACAATAAAAAATAATGATAACACAAGTTTAATTAAAATTAAAAAATCAATAAAAAATGAATTTATGGGTATTACTGTAGATGGTAATGGTAGATTTTTACTGGATGATTTAACAGTAGTACATAATTGTGCACCTTCATATGGTGCAGATGATTATCAAGTATGTTTGGATAATAATTTAATTACAAAAGAATCTAAATTATTTCAATGTTTAGATACCAATGGTTATGTTAATAAATTAATACCAGAACTTGAAGGAATGTTTTATAAAAATTTTAAAGATAAATCATCACAAGATTTAAATACTTGGGTAATTATTGAATTGAAAAAAAAATCTTATTATTTGGAAAAAAGAAGTTTCAAACATAATTATCCATTTTGTTGGAGATCTGATACTCCACTTATTTATAAAGCTGTTAATTCATGGTTTATTAAAGTTGAAGATATGAGAGAACGTTTATGTGAATTAAATAAAGAAATTAATTGGGTTCCACAATCTGTTGGTGAAAATAGATTTCATAGTTGGATTGCAAATTCTAAAGATTGGGGAGTTTCCAGAAATAGATTTTGGGGAACACCAATTCCAATCTGGAAAAGTGAAACTGGAAAAATTATTTGTGTTGGTTCATCATATGAATTAGAAAAATTAGCAGGATTAGAATATGGATCAATAAATGATATACATAGACATTTAATAGATTTAATTGAAATTACTATTGATGGTGAAAAATATAAAAGAATAAATGAAATTTTTGATTGCTGGTTTGAATCAGGTGCAATGCCTTATAGTACTGTTGGACAACTTGGAATTGTAGAATTATTAGAAAAAAAATGTTTGAATAAAAATTCAGGTCTTAAATATGATTTAAATAAAAATCCATATATACAAACAGATTTAAATGAAGAAATTTTTAAAATTTTACCTGCAGATTTTATTGCAGAAGGTTTAGATCAAACAAGAGGATGGTTTTATACATTACTTGTACTTTCTACAAGTTTATTTGATATGATACCTTTTAAAAATGTTATAGTTAATGGACTTATTTTAGCATCTGATGGTAAAAAAATGTCAAAACGATTAAAAAATTATCCAGATCCAATGGAAATTGTTAATGAATTTGGTTCAGATGCTTTAAGATTATATTTATTAGGTAGTCAAGCAACTAGAGCAGAATCTTTAAAATTTAATAAATTGGATGTTTATAATATTGTAAAAGATATAATTATTCCCTTATCAAATACAATTATATTTTGGAAAGAATATATGGAATTATATTATAATACTTTAAATTCAAATTCAACTATTTTAATTCAATTAAATATTTCTGAAATAACAAATCCAATTAATTTATGGATTTTAAGAAAATATTCTGAATTAAGAAATGAATTTAATGAAAATATGAATAATTATAATTTAAAAAATGCTATAACAGTCTTATATAAATTAGTTCAAATTATTAATAATTGATATATTAAAATGGGTAGACAATTAATTAAAGGAAAAGAATCTAATAATGAATGGATTCAAAGTTTGTCAGTTTTAGAATATATTATTAAATTTATTATTAATGATTTTAAATCTGTAATGCCATTTTTTTGTGAATCTCAATATATTGAACTTGGCAATTTTTATTCAAATAAATTAGGAATTAAAAATAATTGCTGTGAATCAATTCATTTAAATACAAATGAAGAATATGTTATTCTACAACAAGAACAAATTGAAAAATCTATTGATTTTGATATTATTTATAATATTATTACTCAAATTTATCAAATGAGAAGTTTAAATAATTTATCTCTTAAAAAACCAGTTAAAGAAGTCAGTTTATTATGGGATGATGAATTTGAAAAACGATATTCAGGAAGATTTAAAAAATATTTAAATATGATTATGGATGAATGTAATTTATTAGATATTAGAATTTTATCAAATTCTGATATTAATATAAAAAAAAATATTACACCTGTTAAAAGTATATTTTATAAATTATATGGTAAAGAAATAACACCAACATTTAATAATATTTTAAAAATGGATATTCATTTGATAAATCAAATTATTGAAATAGGAGAGTATAATGGATATAAAATTGAACAAAATATGTTTAATTATAATTTCAATTTTGAATTTAATAATAAATTATCAGAAACTAATACTGAAAATAATATTATTTGTAAAGAATTTTATTTTGGAGAATATAAGGATAAAATAACAATTTTAATGGATAAAATGTGGACAGAACTTAATGATAAAATTTATTATTATAGATTAGTTGCAACATCTATTCAAAAATCTAGAAAAAATGCAGGTTTGCATCCTTGGGATAAAGTTATTGCAATTTGGGAAGGAAATCCTAAATATTTATTAGAATCTGATGAAGCATTATTATATATTGAAAATATTACAAGAATAAAATTATTAAATTATTCAGATTCATTAGATTATATTTATTCTAATTATTTTGATAATATTGGTATAAAAATATATCTAATAAATCAATAGTAATTGTAAATTAAATATTTTTTTATTTTACTAATCTGTTGGTTATTAAATTTTTCTTGTTTATATTTATAAAATACTTTGTTCAATATTTTTTTCGCTTTATTTTTTAATAAAAAGTTATATGCTTTATTTATTTGTTTTATTTTTATATTTGCTAATTCAATATTTTCATTATTTCTATCAAATGCCATTTTAAAGAAACTCTACTGTTCAATATTTTTTTTTACTTTTTTTCATTACATATTAATTAGTTTTTCTTTTTATTTAACCTTTTACTATTATTATTTAGATTATTAAATGATTATCAATTTATTCTTTTTATATTTTTTTAATATATTAAAAAATTAATATTTAGGAGTTAATAGAAAAGTATATATGTATACTAATACAAATAATTAATATTTTATATATTATTGTTTGTTGTTTTTTTATATTTTTTATTAATTTAAATTAATAAAAAAAAATATTTTTTTAATTTATATAATATTTACCTTTGACAGTATTACTTTTTTAAACATTAAAAAAGTATATTTATCTAATAAATATGATCTTTATTTTATTTAATTAATTAAAAAAATAAAAAAAATAATATAATATTTTTTTATTTTTTTTTTAATATTAAT